TCATGAGGATGCGATTGGCCCCTTCCTCCCTTGTTCCGAATTTTCAGTTCAAGGTACCAGGAATGCCACAATTCGTCAATCTCGTGGCGCTTATCACGTCGCACAAGTTGACGGTCCCGTTTTAATCACCTAACCTGGAGTCATTCTATGGCCTGGAGTCCCAGTACGCCCGTAACGGGCGGAGCGCAGACCGGCTTGACATCGCCGACCTACACGCTCACCTCGGATACCGCGCCTGAGAGCACCGGCAAACAGCATGCTATCACCGCCTTGGGCGGTACGCAGACTGGTGTCAACGCTCACAGTGTCGCGGCTCCCTTCACGCTCACGTGCAACCGACCCAAGGTTCTCAAAACTCTCGGGAACCCGAATCCGGTGACGGGCGTGATCACGAACGTCCCGCGAAACACTTACACCGCGCTCACCCGCAAGGGTGTGCTGGTGTTGGCGGGTCAGCCCAACGCTCTGATGCTCATCAGGACGACGATCGAAGTTCCGGCCGGCGCGGATTTGGCAGATATTGCCAATGTCCGAGCCGCGCTGTCGCTCCATATCGGCGCACTGATGCAGCAGAGTGCTGGCATCGGCGACATGGCGCAGACTGGAATCATCTGAGCCATCGCCCCTCGTAACTGAGGGGCTAACCGAACGTTCACTTGGGAGAAGCCAATGGATCTATCCGAAGCTCTTTCACAAGAACTCGCAAAAGACCTAGCGGGGTTCCCAGAAGTAATTGGGTACCCCCCGGATTGTGACCCCAGTGTAATTGCATCATCTGTACTCCGTCGGACCCTCTTGAAGAAATATCAAGGTCGGGAAGCAGCGGATGCGGACGAGCTGGCGTTGGGGAAGTTCCTAGACGTTAACCAGCGGGTCGCTGGTTGGGAACTTGGTGAAATCGCCATGGAAGAGAGGGAGTTGGTGGGTTGCTTTAAAAAGCACCTTTACAATTTCTTTTATCATCATGACGAGGACACTTCTCCCGTCGTAACGATGGCTGGAATATGCTCACGTGGCTACACCGGACCCGGCGCTTCTTTAGGCGCTAGGGGCACGGATATGTACACGAAGCTGTTCAGCGGTCCTCTGACGACTACATCCGACTCCTTGTACTTGATGTACAAGAGCTACATCTCTTCGTTCCCACGCTGGGTTGAGGCCGAGTCTTCTCGTGCCTCCATGTATGGGATTGATGTAGTAGCGAGTAGTAAGCTCTCCTTCGTTCCGAAGGACGCCACAATCAGCCGCACCATCTGTACCGAGCCTGTCCTCAACATGTACTTTCAGTTGGGTTTAGGCCGGGTGCTAGCTGAGCGCATCAGGGAACGTTTTAAAATCTCCCTGAGCGATCAGCCCATGGTTAACAAGCGGCTGGCCCGAGAAGGATCTGTGTCAGGTCGTTTTGCAACTATTGACCTGGCGTCAGCATCGGACTCGATTTCGTGCCAGATGTTGCGGTATGTCTTGCCCAGGCAAGTTTACGCCTGGCTGGATCTATTCCGCACGCCTTCCACGGAAACGCCGAAAGGCGTGGTAGAGCTGGGTATGATTTCTACGA